TGCTTATGCAACCGGAGGGGCATTGTTCGGAGAAAACGGAAATCCTGAAGGGATTGTCCCATTAAAAAGAATGGCCTCCGGAAATCTCGGTGTGGAATCCTCTGGGGGCAGTTCAGCTCCTAATATTGCGATTAATATAACCAATAACGGCCAGGCTGTTCAGGCGACTCAAGGAAAAGAACCGAAATGGGATGGAGAAAAATGGGTTATCGGAATTGTCCTGGATCACATGGCAAACAATAAAGGCAGTTTCAGGACCAATATGCGGGGTATGGTTTCAGGCTAATTACTTTGCAAAATGCCTTCCAAAAGTTTGCATAAAGACTGATTAATTTGATACACAATCTAAATGGCAAACTTTCCGACAATACAACTTCCTGCAAGGGTTACTGAAACAGACGTAAGCACCCGGCTGATGGAAACTTCAGAAGCCGGGTACACTATGATTCGAAGCCGTGGATCTGTCGCAAAAAAAGAATTCGAGCTCACCTGGACAGACATAACATCCGCAGATAAAGGCACTCTTCAGACTTTTTTCAGAGCCAATTATGGCTTGGCGTTTGTTTGGACGCATTTTGAAACAACAGTATCATATAATGCCTGCTTCAAATCTGAAAACTTGAATTTTATTTATCTTGCTCCTGGCTATTGGAGTGTCAGTTTTTGGATCAAGGAAATCTAATATGCCAATTACAATACCGACATCAGTCACCCAGGAAAACAATAGATTATCCTCAGATAATATTTCGCTACTTTTACTGGAAATCACCTATCCGACAGAAACCCCGGTTTATATTTGTCTAAACAATACGACGATCACCTGGAATGGCCATACCTGGCTTCCGGTATCTTTTTCACTGACCGGCCTCCAAGAAACAAAAGATGCTGAAATCCCATCAGTATCTTTAATCTTTGTTGACATAGACAGGATCATAACGCCGTTTCTGGAAGAATATGCGGGGGCTGTTGGTGCAACTGTGATCATGCGGGTTATAAATTCAAAGTATTATCTGTCAAACTTAATTCCTGAAATCGAGGAAACATTTGAGATACTTTCATGCTCTGTTGATTCTAAAAATAGAATAACATTCAAACTGGGTGGAGAAAATCTTTTAAACCGGCGCTGTCCAAAAAATCGATACTTGAGAAACCACTGCCGGTTTGTTTTTAAATCAGATCTTTGTGGTTACGAAGGATTAGCAACCAATTGTTCCTTGGATTTTAATGCCTGTACTGCGCTCGGCAACATTTCTAGATTTGGTGGTTTCCCGGCAGTAGGCAACAGAGGAATCTTATCATGATAGACCTGAATGACCTGATAGGTAAACCGTTTGACCCTGATGGATACGGACCTGATAATTATTCCTGTTATGGTTTGGCAGTAGAAGTTTTTAAACGGTTCGGAATAGAAATACCCAGAATAAATATATCGGTTTGTGCTTGCAAAGAAGCATCACAAAAAGAAATTGCAGATCAAGCAAGAAAGCATTGGAAACAAATAGACATGCTTGAGATCCCGATAGCAATGGTCATTCAATCCAGCAATCCGGATTTTGCAAATCACATTGGAATCTATATTGGCAAAGACAGATTTATCCATGTGACCATGGGTCGAAATGTAGTTGTTGATCGGTATTCAAACTGGAAACGCAGAATAGTGGGGCATTACAGATATGTCAGTTAATTTAATTAAAATACCAAATCCGTTTCAACCGGAAATTAATAGTAAAGAAGTTTTTGATTATGTACCGGGGAAACGTCTGGATCAGTATATTAAAGACCTACCGCTTGATGATGAAAATATAAACATGATCATCGCTGTTAATGGCTTGATTATCAAGAACTCTTATCAAGAGGTTGGCATCCAAGATGGGGATATTATTTCCGCCTGTGCGAAAACAGAGCTTGAAGTAGCCGGTGCGGTAGCAGCTTGGGTTGCTTCGGCAGCAGTTGGTGGGTCTACAGCATTTGGAACGATGTTTTTGTATTCGGCAGTTTACGCAGCTACCTTCGTGGCCACCACCTTCGCAATAGGTTATGGAATGAGCCTTATAGCCTCCGCGCTTGCTCCGGATGTACCAAAGCCAAACGCAGATACGGGTGTGGAAACATACAATTGGGGGCAGCTACGAAACACGGTCATTGAGGGTCTCCAAATTCCGTATATTTTCGGAACAAATAAGATGTCCGGGCAAATCTTGACTCAATACACGACAGTTACCGGATCAGCCGGAGACGAGATTATAAATCTTATGTTCGGATTGGCGGATCATGAAGTGGATTCCATCACAGACATCAGGATTAACAATACTCCGGTATCCCAATATCATGGCATAACAACATATACAGGATTAGGTGCTGTTGATGATATAACCATCCCGGATTTTGATGATATCATTATTCAGCAATCCATTGGTTCAAATGTCACTATGTTGCCAGGTACTCCTGATACTGCTCAACCCGCATATAAAACAACCACCGGAGATCTTGTTGAAAACATAAGAATTGTTTTATCGGCTCCAAAGGGAATTTATTATATAGGTAGTAATGGGTTTGACCCTGTACCAAGAAAGCCGTCCGTATATGTTCTGTGGCGGCCATTAGGAGACACGGATTGGAACTGTCCAGAATGTTTTTTAATCGACGGGCCTCCGTATCCATCCAAAGGGTACATGATGATAACTATGAGCGGAAACAGTACAACACCGCTATGGTGCGTTGTTGAAATAGGCGGCTTACCACCAGATCAATATGAAACAAGGGTGGAAGGCATTGTCCGTGCCCCATTGCCAGGTGAAACGGTTGATATCTATTATGCTGCACTTCAGGAGGTTACACCTGGTACTCTTATTTACCCAGGGGTGGCAAAATATGCAATCAAGGCCCTGGCGTCTGATCAATTATCTGGCGGAGCGCCGACTGTTACGTGCATTGTTAAAAAAAACAACGTAAATATTTGGGACGAATCCGGTACTCCGGCATGGGTTGAAAAAAGAGCGACAAATCCGGCATGGATTGTATGGTATATGCTCAATCATTATGCGGAAATACCAATCAACAGACTGATATGGGCAGACTTTAAATTATGGGCAGACTATTGTGATGAACAAGTCGATGGCCATGATCGGATATCAATAAATATTATCATAGAATCAGGGAATTTCTGGGATAAGATCCAAGAAATAGCAAAGCTTGGCAGAGCTGCAATTCTCCGTCGTGGGTCCCGGTATGGTGTTTTTGTTGATTGTCCAGAAAGCACGATTTCCCATATGTTCAACATGGGCAACATCATTTCTGATACATTTAGTTTGCAGTATCTCCCTACTATGGACCGCGCGACGGCTATTGACATTGAATATACCGACATTGCCAGGGATTATACCCGTCAGGTTGTGACTATTTTTGCTCCTGATTATTTGACATCAACGGCTGACAAACAGGCTGCAAGAGTGTCCTTAAACGCTGCCATGACACGGGAGATGGCAACACGGGAAGGCGTATTCCGGATGAACTCAAATATTAATTTGAACCGGGTTATCACCTTTGATGCATTTTTAGACTCTTTTGCGTGTACGGTCGGAGACCTGTTCTATTTTCAGCATGAGGTTTTTGATCATGGATCTGATTGTTCCGGGAGAATCGTTTCGGCAACATCCAGCGGCGTGGTGCTTGATCAGCCCGTGGTGATAGCATCCGGAGAAAGTTACAAAATAATCGTCCGGAAACTGGATGGCTCGATCGAAGAAAAAACAGTCACAAATTCTGCCGGTAGAACTGAAACCCTTACTATTTCAGGAACCTGGGCAGCGAATCCTTTGCAATATGATATTTATTCCTTTGGCTTGGTGGCGACATATAATAAAACTTACAGGCTGACATCGGCTACGAGATCAGATGATTTCCAGCGAACTATAGTAGGTCTTGAATACATTCCGGAAACTTATACCAACAATGATGATTTGGTTATTTCAAACCCGGACCTGCCAGCTTGGTATGATCAAATCCCTTCTGCATATCAAGTAATTCTCCAAGAGACATCTATCATGACCCCAGCTGGAACTTATCAGATAGGAGTTACGGTATCTTGGATGAAAACATATCCTCAAATTAGAACAACTTGGGTGGTATGGATACTCGACGAAAGCAGTCCAAACGAGATTTTTATTAAATATTCAACTACCACAAACACACAAGAGACAATCGATAAAAAATTCATGCCGGGGTATACATATAAAGTTTTGATCTGTCCGGATGGATTAGGTCCGGTTGACATCACGCAAAACGTAGCCTCAATTACGATTGTGGGGAAAACAATCGCTCCAACTGCTCCAACTGACCTGGTTGCAACGGGACTCCTTACGAATATTCTTTTGTCTTGGCATCACTCAGCAGAGATTGACCTTGATCACTTTTTGATTTACCGCAACACGACAAACAACAGTGGTACTGCACTCCATATCGGAACTGCGGTGAGGGAATTTTCCGGCATAAACGGTACTTTTTCTGATGCGCCACCCGATGACGCAGAATATTATTACTGGATAAAATCAGTTGATGCTTCCGGGAATGTCTCTACTTTTTCAGCAGGGACATCCGGTCAAATTTACGGCCTTTCTTCTTTGGATGGTGTCAACTCTGCAACTGTGTATCTTTACAAAAGAGCATTAACAACACCTGATCTATTATCTACAGAAGAAGAATATACCTTTTCAACCGGTGTCTTGACATTACCGACTCCGCCGACAGATCCAGATCCGGGTGGAAGCGGAACTTATGATATTCTTGTTAGAGCTTGTTATGCAGAATTCGGACGAATTGATATTGGGACAGATCCAGATAATATAGACCAGGCCGGATATGACTATTGGTATGCAGAATTAAATACAGCAGTATTGACAACAGTTAATTTTCAATCGGTTTTTAATTCAGCCGCCATGATCTATATGTTAGATCCTGCAAATTCAAGCGATGCCATCGCGCTTTACATGATTGTATATTTGGCAAACCGTGAACCATGGAGCCAAGTAATCCCTGAATCAAATGGTATTCCAGTGTGGGTAACAACAGCCGTGGCTGTTTCATCTTCAGCGATAGATACCATTGATTCCGATGATTGGTCTGATCCGGTATTATGGGTAAAAGATGGCTTGAATCAAAAAAGAGTATTGTTATATCAAAGATCAGCAACCGTTCCTGTAACGACAGACATTCACGATCCGGTAACATACAATTTTGCAGATGATACGATAACCGGTCCTATTGGAGCCTGGTCACTTGAGATCCCGGCAACAGATGGAAATCCATTATATGTAATAGGTGCTTCTGCAATCAGTAGCCTGCCAACGGATGGGATTGATAGAGGGGAATGGTCTGATCCGGTAGTAGCTATGGTTGATGGATTAAATTCAGTAACCGCATCATTAACCAATGATTCAATGGTGGTGACAACCCTGGCCGACGGAACCGGCGGAACATACGGCGGGGTAAATTGTCAATCTACGATGGAGGTCTATGAAGGTAGAACACTTGCAACAGGCTGGAGTTTTTCTAAAGCAGATGGCACAGGTGTTACTTCCACGATAAATTCCTCAAGTGGTCTTAGCACAATTACGGCTTTATCCACTGATACTGGCTATGTTGATGTCACAGCTACAAAATCCGGATACTCAAATCAAGTTTGCCGGATCACTATTGCTAAATCTAAAACAGGAGCCATTGGTGCTGATCTTATTAACAGATGGATAACCGCAAGTGTTGGTGCAATTAGTAAAAATGTTTCAAATGTTTATAACCCGACAACCATAACTTTTTCAGCTTTTACTCAAACTGGTACAGGTTCTCCATCTGCATATACTGGTCGATTTTATATTGAAGAGTATAATGGCTCCACATGGACGTGGAAAGTTACAAGTGGAGATGTAAGTTCTTACACATACACTCCATCTGCTTCAACTGGTATTACTGCTATAAAAGGAACTTTATATGCCGCTGGCGGCACTACCACTCAATTAGATTATGAAGCTGTTCCAGTGGTCGTTGATGGGCAAACAGGAACAAACGGAAAGACCTATGTTTTAAATATTACCGGGGGTGTTCGATCATTCACTTGGAATGCTTTAGGAACCTCTTTTGTACCAACACCAGCGACAGCTTTAACTGGTGCATTAACAGAAAATGGTAGCCCGGTAACACCAACGTATACATGGACAACAGGGGGAACAACTACAGGCTTAATTTCTGGCTCTAGTTCGGTATCAACATTTACCCCGACAGTGACATCAACATGGGATGCTGCAAAAGGAAATAACTATATTTCCTTATCTTGCGTTTATTCTGGTCAAACAATCGTTCAGACCATTCCAATTTCTTGCACCAAAATAGGGGATACTGGACCAGGCTTGGTGTATCTCGGAGATTACACCAATGGGGTTTCTTATATTTCATCTTCTTTGAGAAGAGACGTGGTAAAGGGCAGCACAACACAATATTATATTTGCAAACTATCTCATACCGGAGCAGATGCAAATAAGCCGACAACTGGAGCTTCTTACGCTACTTATTGGGAGTCATTTAGCGCAACTTTTTCTTCAGTGGCAACTGATTTGTTATTGGCTCAAGATGTTGCGATAACCAAAACTCTCAATATCGGAGGCGGAACAGGAAGCAACACTGCAGGA